TTGCAGAAGTTGCTGGAGTCGCTCCCATAAGGAGAACGCTCCCACCACCAGTTCGCAGACCCGGAGCCGTTGGAGAGGTATTTGATTCTGTTCGCGGCGGTAGCAAAGTAGCTGTACTGCGAGCCCTCACCGGCTTTCGAGTAGGTAGTCGAGCCGAAAATCTCAATCTCGGAGAAGAGGAAGAGCTTCATCGAGTTTGTGTTGATAGTCGAGCTCTGACTGCCTGCGGAGGTCTTCTTATTGACGCTCTTGAGCACCGCCTGCAGGTCGGACGGCAGAGTCGGCAAAAGCGTGTTTTGCAGCCACGAGTACATTTCAGAGCCGGTAAAGCCACCGCTGTTCGTATTCGAGGCATTCATTCGGCGCGTAGTTGCCATAAGGTTTTTCATGCCGAAGGTAATACCGGCTTTACCGCCGCTTGCGAGGTCGTCATGATTGAAGCCCATAATTACGAGCGTCAAGGTCTCACTTCCGACAGTGATGTCCTTCGTGTCGCCGACAGACCAGAGCTGAGACGCCTTGCCTGCCGCAGAGGCCTTAGCAATCTGCGCCCACGTGTTCTTAGAGAGCACGCTGTTGAAGAACAGGCACTCAACGGAATAGGTCTGCCCGGAAGTCGTGATTGCCACGCTCACGGGGTCGGTCGTTTCTCCGCTCTTCGTAGCGGTAACGGTATAGGTACCGGACGCGGTAATCGTCAGGGAGAGCACGCCGCTCGTAGGCACGGTGCCGGAGAAGGTCTTCGTACCGTTCGTGGCGGTAACGGTAGCGCCGGCGTCCGAGGTTACTTTCAGCGTAGCGGAGAAGTAGGAGAGCGAGATTTTATACTGCTTTACATCGTCCACGACAACGCTCTCGGTCGCGGTCTGCCCGTCCTTTGTAGCCGTTACGACCCACGTACCGTACCCCGTCAGATTGAAGGTCACAGTGCCGGTACTCGTGGCGGTCAAGGTCTTAGAGCCGCATTTGCAGGTAACGGAGCTGCCGCTCGGAATTGTGGCGATAATCTGGGGTGGCACGCCGACCGTGCCGAGCTGAGACTCGGGAATCTTGCCATCGCTTCCCAGAGTAGCCACACCGCCTGCCGCGCCTTTCTGAGAGGTAGGGATATAGCTGAGGGCGGGAATCTGCGCAACCGGGACCTTCTTATTCGCGTCAAGGGACGCGACGCCATTTGCGGCGGCCTTCTGCGAAGTAGGAATATAGTCGAGCGAAGGAAGCTGTCCTGAAGGGACCTTGCCGTCAGAGCCCAGACTTGCAACGCCTCCGGCCGCGCCCTTTTGAGAAGTGGGGATATAGTCCACAGCGGGAAGCTGCCCGGAAGGGACTTTGCCGTCAGAGCCGAGGCTCGCGACACCTCCTGCGGCGCCTTTCTGCGAAGTAGGGATAAAGGAAAGGCTCGGGAGCTGACTCTCTTTCAGCTTGCCGGACTCGTCGAGGTCCGCCTTGTCCTTGAGCGCAGTGTCGATTTTATCCGCGTTCTCGTTGAGGTCTGCGATGTCCGCGAAGTCTTCCGGTGCCGGCTTTTTCAGCTTGTAGTTTTCTGTGTAGGTAGCCATTAAGTAAGTACCTCCTCTTTCAAGTCTTTCCACGTGAGCGGTTTGACCTCGCTCCACTTATAGGGCTTGACCTTAGCCCACGTGTTATAAAGAAGTTCTACCGTAAAAACCATATTGTACGGCAGAATGCGCTCAAGTGTCTCGGAGATAATCGTCTCCTGTTTCTTGACGCCGAGCGCGACTTTCACATTGACGGTAAAGGTCGCCGTCGTGATAGTCAAAATATAGCCTCCCGCCCCGCAGAGAGACTCAAGCAGTGCGGCAAGGCTTTTCCTTGTGTAGGGAATATTTTCGTTGTACCGGCTGAGCAGCCGGAGCTTGCGGTCGTCAAGAGTATCAGTCGCAAAGGGCGTGATACCCAGCATTTTCTCCCGGCGGGCCACGCCGTTCTCGGTAGCCTCAGAGATAAACTGGTCATTCATGCAGTCCTCGCAGGCATCCCAGATAGCTTGTACCTCCGGGGTCTCAGCTTCCATGATTGCCCGCATTTCCTGCACGTCTTTCAGCACGTCGGGAAGATACTCTTTGAGGTCGATGGTCCTGATATTGTTGAAGTTACGCATTTGTGAACGACCCCCTCACAGCGACCGCGTCCTTATCGAGCGTGAGATTTCCTGCCTGACCGTTCAGGGTCGTGCCGGAAATGTCGACGATACCGGCGAGCGCGAGGAGTCTCGACTCGATTTGCGATACGCGGACAATCAGCCCGGCCTCTTTACTCCACGTCGAGTTGAGCTCGAGATAATAGGCGTCAAGAGCGCTTTGAATGTACGGAAGGCACTCGGTCAAGTTCCAGCCCGTGGCGAAGGTCAAGGTCGTAGAGATATTGACCGTAGTACCTGCCGCGCCGACGACCGTAACCTCATGGTCGATAGGGGCAAGCCCTATACCATCGCCGCTGTTTTGCGTCGGGTCGATAGCTGTCTGAACGGTATTGATAAGGGTATCGGAAGGCGGCTGGTAATCACTTCCCGTGATAACGAGCTTGACCGTTCCGGGACCTTTCCATGCACGGTAGGGCTTGCACCCACCGACGCCGGGCAGAGCCTCGGTAACTTCGATATACTGCCCACGATTGAAGCCGTAGGACTGATTCTCAAAGCTGTTGAGGTAGCGCAGTCTCAGGGTCTCGGTCGCTTCTTCGTCTTCACCGTTGATAACGATACTCGTCAGCTCTGCAGTCGCAAGCCCCTCGATATACTCGATAGGGATAAGCTGGCCGGTGTAGCCGTTCGGGTCCGCGCCGGCGGTCTCGCAGGTAAGGTAATACTTGAGAGACTCGATTTTTTCGGTCACGGCCCAGTTGTACTTATCGCAGGAGAAGCGAGTACCGATGGGAATATCCATACTGAACTCGCCAATACCCACGGCGTATGTCGCAGGCAGCGGCGTGATACCGCGCTCGGCGCAGCGCATGGTAAGGTAGTCTCTGCTTGCGGTGTCTGCGAAGGTCTCGTTGAGTACAGTGTCAAGGGCCACATAAATCATGGCACTCTCAAGGGAGTTCGGCGCAAGCGCGTCGAAAATAATCGAGCCCTCGCGTTTGTCGAGGCTCGATGCTACTCGGGCGAGCTTCTCTTGAAGAATCGCCTCATAGGTTTTATCCTCATACATCGGTTTCCACCTCCAAATCGCCGAAAATGCTATGCACGGTAAAGGTTACGTGCACGGTCTTCTTTCCGGTCTCAAACTCGAAGCCGTCTACCGAGGTAATTCGGTCGTCCTGCAGTAGGGCCTCTGTAATGCAACGCTTAATCTCTGGAAGTGCGTACTCTTTCGGCTGGCCGATAAGCTCGACAAGCTCAACGCCGTAGTTCCACGAGTAAATGAGATAGGCATATCGCTCCGTGCTGAGAATCAGGTATATAGCCTGCCTCAGCGACTCGAGTTCGTCTACCATGCCGCGAATGCGCCCATGCTCAATATCCAGAGCGTAAGTAAGACTCGGCTGAGTCTCGACCTCAAGCGTCAGGAGGTCGTTGTCTACTTTTGGTATCATGTAGGCGCCTCCACTCTGTCTAAGATAATAAACTTCTGCCCGCCGTCGGTACGGAGAAGCAGCACCTGCTCGCCGGCTTTCAGCCCGAGGTGGACCTTAAAAGCCTTTTTGCCCTTATAGGCATGCTTATGGCTTGCAAATGAAGCGTCTCCGCTTCCGCCTGCGGTGTTTTCGGTCTGGTGGTCTACCGTCATATAAACGGTATAGTCCCGGACCGCGTTCGTCAGGATAAGCTGCGCCGCGGTGAGTTCGAGCTTTTGGTCGACCTGCACCTTGAGCGGCGATACACTCGTCACCTTGCCGAGAACGAAGGCGAAGGGCTTTGCGGCATTGACCGCCTCGAGCGCGGCGCGCTTTACGTTTTCTAAAAAGCCATTCATATCAAGTGACAAATGTACCACCTCGCAATTTCAGGTCCATCAGGTGCTGCGCTTGCTTGAACTTGTGCGTCACCGACTCGACCAGTAGATAGCTCTGGACATTGATGTCCCCGAGCCCCAGCTTAACAATAACGGACGAGCCCGCCCGGACTCTCGTATCGCCGAGCGCGTCGGAGATAGAAAGCGAGCGGGTCTTTGTGTTGTAGAGCTTCAAGAGGGCCTCTGCTTTTGCCGCGCCGCTCGAGGAGAGCTCGACGGTATCGGTGTACTGCAGAAGGCCCCACTTGTTGATATTCGAGCTGTCCTTCGCAATGAAGATTTCGCGCTTGCCCGAATCCTTATTCTCAAAGGTAATTTTGATTTGGTTGTAGGTCTGCTTGTCGATGGTACTCGAATAGGAGTACTCGCCGATGGTGTCAGCGTCGATAAGCAGATTCAGCTTCATGCTCTCGATGTCCTGCAGCGTCAGCTTGCCGACTTTATCGTAGAGCACATAGAGCTTAGTTTTCGCCCGGAGCGTCTCATCAAGCGCATTCTGGGCGATGTCAAAGAGCGTAGCGTTGTCCTCGGTCCTCGAGCCGATAACGTACCCCGTGTCCTCAAGAGTTCCCACGCTGAGGCCGAAGTCCTCAGCTATCATCTTGATAACGTCGCTCGCTTTCTTGTTCGAGTAGACGTAGGTGTCCTTATTCTTGAAGTAGCGGAGCTGGTCGTAGGCGGTAACCTCGATAACGTTCGGCGTGCGTCCCGAACGGCTCTTCGTAAAGACAAAGCCGTAAAACATGTCCGTCCCATCGACGGACAGCTTTACGGCGTCTCCTTCCTGAAAAGACAAGACGGAATCCTTTACCACGGAAAACTTGAGCTTTCCGGGAGAGCCCTTACGGTCCCACGAAAGGCTGATACCTTCCTCAACGATGGGGTAGAGAATCGTGCTGCCGCTCTGAATGATTAAATCTACTTTACTCATGGAATCGTCAACACCTGCCCCGGGTAAATAAGGTTAGGATTCTTTATCTTGCCCTTATTCGCGTTATAGATTTTTGTATACTGCGCTCCGTTACCGTAATACTTCTTAGCGATGTTCCAAAGGCAATCGCCCTTCTTTACGGTATAGGATTTCGTCGTAGGCTTGCTCGAAGTCTCGCGCTTCTTCTCCTCCTTGATAGTAGGCTTGCTCGCGGCCGCAGCCGGTTTCGTTACCGTGACGGTCTTCGTCGCGTAGTCGATATACTGCTTTAGCGTAACCGAAACGGTCACGTCAGGGCCTTTTGTGGCGTCCTCTGTGATGTTGTAGCTCTCAAGGCTTACTTTCATATTCGTGTCGAACAGAAGTCTCCCAGAGGGCGACACACGGCTCACGATGAAGCGGAACGGAGTCTTGCTTGTCATGTAGTTCTCGAAAACGCTGAGGTAGTAGTCAGGTCTGCGGAAGGTACCCGCAAAAGAGTACTGTCCCAGCATGGGGAGAACAACGTCAAAGCTGATTTCGGTCAAGCCGGGAGAGCGCAGGAAGTTTATATCGCCCTCATTGACAAGGGTAAGCGTTTTGTTATTCCCCTTGATTTTGGTCGTCAGCTTCTGCGGCGTAACCGGTAAAAGCAGACTTCCGAAGTAAAAGCTATACACTATTCATGCACCCCCTCAGCAGCGACCTCGAGCGCTTCCGCGAAGCCCTCGGTCAGAGTATTCAGCACGCCGTCAAGGTCCATATCGGAGTCAATACGGTTAGTCATGCCGGTCATATCGATTTTGACCTCGGCGGTCGTGAAGCGATTGATTGCTTCCTGCTCCGCAAGGTCTCGCATATATTTCAGGTCCTCGGTCGTTTCCTTCAAGGACGCGGCCGCGCTTCCCGCGCTGTCGTTAATGCCGGCAGTGTCCGCGCCGATACCGTCGAGAGCGGTCTGCTCTGCGGAGCTATCCGCCGCAGCGTCAGCCTTCGCCTGAGCGTAAGCGGCTTGCAAAGCGTCGACAGAAGAATTAAGCTCAGCTTTCAGAGAGTCGATATGCGCGTCTCTTCCAGCCTTCGCGCTCGCGAGCTCGCTCTCATACGCGGCAAGGTCTGCCGCACGCGCGGACTTCGCGGCCTCGTTTTCCGCTGCAGCGGTTGTCGCGAAGGTCACATGCTCGATGGCGTCGATACTCACGCCGGGGATTTTATTCAGCACCCCGATGAACTTGTTGATAATATCGATAGCGCCGTTAATCATGTTCTGGAGAATCGTCAGTACAGAGACCTTCATATCTCCCATGAAATTCGCGATTGCGACGCCGGCTTTCTGCCAACAGAGCTTGAGCTTGTCTACGAGGTCAATGACCCAGTAGACGCCGGTGAAGAACGCGAGCTTGACCGCATTCCAGCCGACGATAAGCGCGAGCTTGCAAATCTCCCACGCGTTTTTTACGCCGCCGATAGACTGAATCCACCGATACATTGCCGCAACAAGTACGCCGATGATAAGGGCAATCCAGAGAATCGGATTCGAGAGAAGCGAAACGATGAGCGCGCGGTTTGCCGCAACCGCAAGCCACTGAGCAGCGGCGTGAACGCCCCACGCGACGGCGAGAATGCCGACCGTGGTAGCCAGTCCCACGAGTACCGCGCTGACCATATCCGCGTTTTCCGTGAGGAAGGCGACAATATTATTCAGCCACGAAACGATGGTCGTAAGGACCGGCAGAAGCTGCTCGGCCATAACGCCGGTAAACTCGAGCCAGCTCTCAGAGAGAAGTCGGGTCTGGTTGGCATAGCTGTCCTGCGTGCGGGCAAAGTCTCCTTGCGCGTCGGCGGTCGTGCTCATAAGGTAGTTATACCGGAGCATGACCTGCTCGGCCTGAGACATTTCGTTGTAAGCCGTCGTGATACCCTGCGAGAGGGCGTAAGCCTCGAGGTTGGCGACCGACATGTTAATGCCGAGCTGCTTCAAGGGCTCTGTCTCGCCGGAGATACCGGAACGGATTTTCTCGAAGGCAGTCTCAAGGTCAAGGTTATAGAACGACGCCATGTCGCCGGCGAGGCCGACCATATCTTTCGACATATCTACAATGGCGTCGCCCGCAAGGCCGGAAGACTTGAGCATGGCGCCGATGGTACCGGCATACCGCTTTGCGCTTACTTCGTTCATGCCGTAGGCGGCAAGACACTCTTTCGACCACGAGTTGATAGCCTCCGTAGCACTTCCGAAAGTAACGTCGACGACGTTCTGGACTTCGGCAAGGTCGGAGGCATAGTCAATTCCGGTCTTGATAGTATCAAGCGCCTTGCGGGCAATCATCACAAGCCCGATAGCTTTCGCGAGACGGCTGAAGGCGTCAGTCGATTTATTCGTGTGGTCTTCCAACTGGTCCAGCGCGGCGCTCGCTCTCGCAAGCTCTTCGCGGGCCTCTTGAATGGAGGCGGTGTCGATAGCCCGTCCGGACGCGTCCTGCATAGCTTCAAAGCTATTAAGCACGATGTTCATCGCCTTATTGATACTCTTGAGCGGGCCGGTCATGCCGTCCGTAAGTACGAGCTGCGACTTGATAAGGGCCATAGGCCTCCTCCTTTCCGGGAGACGGCACTGAGGCTCGACCCGGCTTTACCTCAGTGCTTTTTCCCGTGTTTTGCTTTGGCTGCTTCTTTCTTCTCCTGCTCGACCTTTATATCGATAGCGGCGATAATGAACGCCTGCATATATGGGTCCATATCAAGGAAGACATTCGGCGGCCACTTGAACTTGTGGAGACAGTAATAGACGTAGTTCGCCTCCGGGTCGTCTCCGAGTATTAGTTTTTTGCTTCTTCCACCATTTCGTCGCCGGACTGGAAGCCGTTGACCTGCAGGACCTTAGTGGAGTAGTCCTCGAACTCAGCAGGAGTCAGCATAGTGGTGATAAGCTGCTCCGCGCCCATAACGCCGTAACTCTGCTGGAGTTCGGCGTCGTTCAGATTCGGGAACACCGTGCAGCGGACGGCCACCTTCGCAAGGTAGGCGTTCGCGTCGAAGTCCTGCGTAAACTGGCCCTTGCGGCCCGGTACCGGGACGGTACGCATGCAGGCCTTTCTCAGACCCGCGTTCTCCGCTGCGGTAATGCAGCAGATTTCCCACGGCATAGCCTCGCCGGTATCGGGGTCGACAAAGCGGTCGGAAGCGATAAAGGTAACATTGTCGATTTTCTTCGCGTTCTGAGCAAGGAACGCAGTCAGATTTTTAGCCATAGTAAAATACCTCCTGTTTTATGTTGGTTTACTGCATGCCGTTCAGCAAGCTAAAGGTCTCGGGCATTTCCCAGTCATCGAAGGTGCCCTCAAGTTCCTCGTCGAGAGTCTCGGCGTCGGCGTCAAACTTCGCCAGAATGCCGCCCTTAGTGAGGCAGTTCTTCAAGATGATAGTCTGACGACCAACGGAAGCGGTCGGGTCTTCATTCGCGACCTGAATATCGAACGTAGGCATAAAGCCGGTACGCTTATACTCGAGGAGCATTTTGCGGAAAACGGACTGGTTGTAGTGGGCGGTGCCGCTCCACGTACCAGACCAGCCGGTTGGCTTATTGCCCTTGCCGGACTTGCCGAGGATAGGCACCTCAGCTACGGAGATGTCCATTTTGGACTCGAAGGAATAGAGCTGCATGAAGCAGTATCTATTGCCGTCGGCCAGTGTGATATATGCGGAAGCCTGAGAGCCCGCAATCGCGTCAAGCGCGTTCATAATAGGCTGAGCCATAATTCAAACCTCCTTACATGATGATAACGCTCATATAGAGCTGTGCCATAGCGTTCACGACGTTCAGGTCCTTCACAGTGCAAAGGACAGCCTTCTTCGTGTCGCCCTGCTCCACGGTTACGCTGTCGGGGTCGAAGTCCTCAATAGCGCGAATAGACTCGAGGTCCTGATGGAGCTTGCAAATATCGTTCCAGAGAGCGATTCTGCCCGCTGCATCGTTCGGCACAGTGCCGAGGTAGCGCGTGTTGAAGAGGACGGCCGTATCGTTCGCAATCTGGTCGCAGACGCGGATAGTCTGATTCGACTTGAAGACGTCGCCCTTCGTGTCGGAGACAGTAATCAGGGAATCGATGTCCTCGAGGATGCGGACGTCGCCGTTGACGTTGTGGAACATCAAGCGGCCGGCCTTGATTGCCGCCTCGAGCTCGGCCTGCGTTCTGTCCACGTCGACGGTGAGCTCACCGTCGTACTTCTTGTTCGTGTTGGACTTGTTCACGGCGCAGCCCGCGGACGCGCCGGTCATCCAGTACACGAGACCGTACTGACCGAGACCGGAAATGCTGGAATCGTAGTCCGTCACCTTGCTGCCGATTTCGATAACGCCCTCATAGTCTGCGAGCTTCTCGTTGGAATCGAGGTTGAAGATAACGGTCTGGAACTTTGCGCCGACCTCGTCGCGGAGGCGCTTCGTGTAATTGATATACAGCTTGATAGTGGTCGAGTCGTCGGACGGGCAGCCGAGAGTATTGAAGCTGTAGCTTTCAAACTTATCGAGAGCCGCCTGATGAGCCGCCGCGTTTGCCGTACCGTTCGTGCCGCCGGTGAGCGGGGTCTTCGCGGTCGTGGCGAGAGACGCAGCAGTCTTCCACGTTACGAAGTCATTATCCTTGAGCGCGGTAGCCGCAGCCACGGTCTGCGTATCGAGGAGAGTCGTATCGTAGTAGAGACTGACGTCGAAAAGGCTGGAGTTATCAGCGTTCGCCGCGATAACCACATAGAGCTTGTTGCCGGCAACGCCGGAATACTTCGCCGTGCAGTAAGCGCAAACGGCCTTAGCGCCTCCGCCGTTCAGACGATAGACGTAGAGAGTCTGCGTATACTGGAAGAGCTCGCGCAGAGGCAGCAAAGCGTCGTCGGTGTACGCATGACCGAAAATCTTGAGGCTGTTCTTCTGGAAGTCGCCGTTCGTCACGGTAAAGACCGCGCTGTCGGGACCCCAGTCCAGCATAAGAGGCATAGCCGCGTAACCTCTGTCGGAGAGAGTAGCGGACGCCTTAGCCACGCTGGAAAAGTTAATATACGTGCCGGGGAGTACCTTGTTCTGTACTGCCCAAATTCCACCGCCAAGGGCCATATTATTTCACCTTGCCTTTCATAAAGTTTTCGATAGCGGTATCGACCTCTTCGAGGGTGTACCACTTACCGTCCTCCAGAAGCGCGCCCAGAAGGTCACGGCGCTTAGCGTAGCGCTGAGACCTCAAAAGCTGCTCTTTGGAGTGAGTAGGAGCGGCGGGCTTTGCCGCCGCAGTAGCTTTCGCCATATCAGTTTCCTCCTTGTTCAATTTTCAGAGTTCCCATCTTAACCTCCTCAGCCGTCTTATACGTGAAGTGGTTATAGGAGACGAGGAAGTGAAGCACTCCGTCCGTCACCTGAAAACTCATATCCGTACCGCGCAGCTTATCGCCGCCGGGCAGGTCAATCACTTCAAGCACTTCGGTGAGGGTATCTGCCACGCCGTAGCAGTCCTCGCGCCCGGACCTCGGAAAGTAGAGAACATCGAAACGAGGAAGACGTTTCTTACGCTGAGCCGGGTAGTCCGTGACCTCGGCGTTAACCAAAAGCACAATAAAAGCAGGTTGCCGAAGCCCCTGCTTTACTGCGTTTGATTCGATATGACTACCGGGAAAAGCGGACCGCAGGGCCAGCGTGATTCCGTCTAAGATAATGTTTGTACTAATTTCCGCCATTGCAGACCTCCTTCAGCTTCCGAAGCACCATCTTCTCAAGCACAGACGGGGCGATTCGTTTCAGCTTTTCCTCAGAGATAGTCAGCATATACCGACCCTCGACCCAGCCGCCGCTTACGGTACGATGACCGAACTCGACATACGAGGCGTACTCGACCGGATTTATGATTTCGACCATATACGTGTTCCCGGACTTTGTGACGGTTAGGGACTGCGCATACTCACGCCCGGCTTTGCCGTTCTTAGCGCCCCAGCCTCGGCGGAGAGTACCGCCTTTCTTACCCGAGCCTTTCGGGTATTTGCCGACCGGGGTAGCCGGAATAACGAGAGCCAAAAGCCTTGCGGCAAGCTCTTTGCTGCAGGCCACACAGAGGTCGTCTATCTCAGAGTCGCTCAGCTTTTCAAATCCTTTCGCAAACTCCCTGAACTGAGAGAAGTCGCAGCGTCCCCAGCGGGACATTAAGCGTACTCCTTGAACGGGACGAGCGGTATCTCCTGATGACAGCTATAGACCGCAGGCTCGCCGGACCTCGCATAGGCGGTAGTCCGGCCTTCCTGCGTTACGACTATCTTAGAGCCCGCCGGGATTTCCACAGTCTTCGAGATAAAGAGCTTGACCGACTGCTGAATCAGCGGCGCGCTGTCCTGCTCGGTCGTGCTTGAGATACTTAAGAAGGACAAACGGCAGGGCTCCCCGTGGAGCTTCTGGACCTCCGTGGGCTCATCCCGGCCGTTTGCCTTATTTACCGCTGTCTCGAGGACATAAACGTCACAGAGGCCGTCCCAGAGCCTCCGTAGAGCGCTCTGATAGCTTTTCACCATACCAACCTCCTAAACGCTGCGATAAGCTCCGCGTCGGGGTTTACCATCTTCGCGAGCATTGCGTCGAACTGGTCCTCGAAAGAGCCGGTATCTGCAATCGCGAAGGTGACGGAGGTGTCGCCCTCAGAAATGCTCTTAGCCGGCGCGTCGAAGTCGTAGACCTCGGAGAGCGCGCCGGAAGCCTTCTTGTCTGTGAGGAACATGCCCGCAGCCATATCCGCCCAGACATAGAAAAGACCCTCCGGCACTTCGAGCTGATTCGTTCGTACCTTTAGGGTCGTCTCGGCTTTCTTAATGTTATAATCAAGCGCCGCGCTGTCGGCCTCGGTCATGGTATAACCGAGGGCTGACAGTCGGGCGGTTACTGCCGCGAGTATCTCCATACTGCTCCTCCTTAGGCGATTTCGTACCAGCCCTTAGTCTTCGGGTTGTCGCCCTCGCCGGGAGTAACAGCAACATAGCCGTTGCCGACCTTCGCGTAGTAGGTCTTAGAAGCAGAAGCAGTCGTATCAGCGGAGACCGTCGCAGTGCCCTTGAAAATCTTGACGTCCTTTGTCTCGTCAGTGAGGGCGGGCAGATAGTACTTACGGGAGTAAATGCTGTTCTCACGGGTGTTCGGGTCGCGCTCCTGCTCAACCTCAGTGCCCTTCTTATTGAAGAGGGTAACCGCTTCCTTCGTCGCCATATAGACGGAGCCACTGACGGCGTCCTTCTTCGTGTAGATGTTCACGCCGGCAACGGTGCCGATATAGCCGTTCTTTGCGAAGGCCTCAACATACTGCAGAGTGTCCTTGAGTTCCTTACGGAGCTCGGCCACGTCAGCAGGAGAGACAAAGGCGAAGATAGTCACGCCCTCGAGGTCCTCGAGAGCGAGAACGGACTGCGCGTCGGCAAAAGCGTCGAAGTTCAGCTTAGTTACAACGACAACCTGAGTCGCCTTTGCGAACTCGCCGTAAATGTCGGCGTTGACAGTGTTGAACATGTCGGTACCCATGTGCTTAGTGCCGACAGGGACGAGCTGCGGGTCGGTCATAGCCTGCTCATCGTAGTACTTGAATCTGTTCTGAGCAAGCTGAATGCGGTACTCGCGAGGAGTAAAGCCGACCTCAATGCTCTTAGAATTGCCGACGCCCATAGCCAGCTTCTCAGTGCCGTCAGTAGCCTTGTAGACGTTAATCTTACGAAGCATGCCGGCCGTGCCCTCGAGGGTGTTGTCCACGGTGCAGAAGGTCTGCAAGTCGAGATGGGACTTATACTGGTCCTCAATCTCGTTGGACAGATAAAAATTGTCATAAACGGTATTAGCCATTATTTCGTTCCTCCATCATAAAGTTTTTTATACTCTTCGGGGTGTTTCTGAGAGAAGTTGAATCTCTCAGTAGGAGAGAGCTTTCTGAAGTTCTCCAGCGTCAACTTGCCGTCAGGCGCGGGGTCTCCGCTCTCACCGGGCTTGAAGCCCTCAAAATTGTTCTGCCCTTTAGTCTCGAACATAAAACCGCTATCGGCAGCAGAAGCCAGCTTCTTAATCTGGTCGGCCAGACCCTTGACGGCGCCGTTTTCGTCGAGCTCAGCCTTATCAAGGTCGAGCAGTGCCTTCACGGCCTTTACGTTCTTCGCTTTGGCAGCAGACAGAGCCAACTCAACGGCGGTATCGATTTTGAGGCGCTTGATTTCCGCCTCATGGGCCTTCGTCGCTGCGGTGTTCTCGGTCTGGAGAGTAGCGATTTGCGTCTTGAGCGCCTCGACGTCGCCGGTAGAGGCCTTGAGGGTCTCAAGCTGCCTGTCACGCTCCTTGACGGTATCGGCGAGAGCTTTCTTCTCGGTGTTCAGAGTGTTGAAGTCTGCACGCGCCACGAAGTTCTTGCCGATTTCCTCGGAGACCTTTTTATCAATCTCCTCGGAGTACGCTTCTCCCAAAATAGTTTTCAGCCAGTCCAACATTTTGTCCTCCTGTCTCCCGCTGTCCTTTTTATCCGGCCAGTCCCGGTATTGCGGGTACGCTATTTATTGTCCGCCGCGTAAGGCGGTAATTTTTGTATGAAAAAAGCGCCTCCTGCTAAAAAGCAGGGACGCTCTAATCAACTATTGCTTCTGTGAGGCTCCACGGTCTCCCGTATCGCGTTTTAACTGAGGGGCCCTTAGATTTACCCTCTGAAAAATCGGGCTCGAATTAGGAGCCTTCTGGCTCGCTCGAATATCGACCGCACTTCTTACATACCTCGAGGGCCTTATCCCAATCAGGAACGGTATCGCCCTCAAGAAGAATATCGTCGGTAGCGATATTGCAAAGCTCCCAGCAATAGCCCCAGTCAATTTCCTTATTCAGTAAAGGGCACTTGACCTTATTTTGCTCGGACATATTTCATCACCTCGTCATATAGCAGTTTCCCGCGCTCGTCCAGTTGCCCGGCGGTACCAATCTCGCCGTTATTATCAAGGACCGCAAAGCCATCGCTCGTATAGAAGGCGTATTGCGTACCTCTGCGCTGTTTGAGCGCGAAGTCTGCGTTATCAATAATATTCTGAGTCCATTCTAAGGTTACGCCGCGAGAAGCAAACCGTTTTTCGGCGTGCTCGTTCGCCTTGATAGCGACTCGCCCTAAAGGTGGGGCGACCAGAGTTCCGGTCGTTCGGACTTTGCCCTCATCGTGGAGAGCCTTGACCGCTTTATGCGCAGTCCAAAAGCGCCTATCGCTTGTAGGATTCGCGCCCTTGTATCGGTAGTAACCGGTAAGGTCCTTGTAGTTCTCAGAATTATACTTTAACTGCTGAAAAGCTGCAAAGCTCTTAGGCGCGTCTGCGCCGAGTCGGGCCTTGTAGTTTTCATACTGCTTTTTGTCAGCAGATTCATTATACCACATATTTTTGAACTTTTCTACGGTACCAGCGCCATAGGCAGCGTCTTGTCTCGCTTTCCAGTCCTTATATGTCATATCCTTAGGAATATCGAAGCTCTCGCCGGTCTTTACGTCTCTCGCGAAGCGGTCTCCGAGACCCTGCATATCCTCGTAGTAGGGGGCGGTCGTGCCACGGCACCACGGATGAAAAGGCGGCGCGGTAACGCCGACTTGATACTCACTCATAGGATAAACCTTGCCGTCGAGCTGCGCGCAGAGGCCGCAGGTCTCGTTGTCAAGGGTTTCCACGATAACATACTTCTCGACGCCAAGGTCTTTGAAGCAGTCCTTGCGGGCCTCGTTCGCGAAGGCGGCGCTCTCGGTCATAACCAGACGCCCGGCCTGAGACTTAGAGACCTGAAAACGGTCGGAGATAGCCTTGATGGCTTTATCCGGTGCCGCACCTCGCATTATCATCTGAGTAAGCTGCGTGTTGACGCTGTTGACGAGCGCCTGCTTGTTCGCCCAGATTCTATCGCTGAAGGTCTGGCTGTCTAAGGTCCACGGCCGCGAGAGTACTTTGCTGATAGCTTCATCGGTCAGCCCGTGAAGCGTCCAGCCGACCCCCATGCCCTTTTGGAGCTCAAAGGCGGTATGATAATAGCCTCGCTGGTAAACCTCGCTCAGGGACGAATTAAGGGCCTCTGTCTGCGCCCCGTGTAAGGCCTCGGCCTGCTCCTGTAGTTGGAGCTTCAAGCTGTCAAGCCTTGACACGTGGACGCGGGCAGAAGCATTCTTAAGCTGCTTGAGCCACGCCTGAGAGACTGCGTTCTCTTGACCGTGTTTTATATACTCTTCAACGGTCCACCGGAACTCGTCAAGCTCCTGCGTGGTAAGCAGCTTATTCGCCTCGGCGAGCGTTATGCCATTTTCGGCCGCAAACCGCTGATACCATCTCGCGATTTGCGATTCTATATCCTGAATAGCGGTCGCATATTGCCGCTCGAGGTTTTTAACGTAGTCGTACCCCTTATCAAGCAAGGACTCCTCAAGAATCCGCATTCGGTTGGCCCAGTACTTATCATTCCTCATTTACCGGGTCACCGCCTTTGGGGTTACGCAAAGCCTGCGCCTGCTCAAAAGCCGCGCGATAGGGGTCGGTTTCCTCTTTCTGCTTTTCGAGCCGTTCAAGCTCAGCAGCAGGGTCGTCGACCCACGGGTGCATAGCGACGATGGTCTCGTCGGAGATAATGCCGACGGACTTAGAGCAGTTATCAATAGCCTCGGACTCGTTGATAAGAATATCGCGGTTGAAGATAACCGTAATATCTTCGCTCTCATACGAGCCCTTGCCGATGTTGGCGAGGTAGGTGTTGACAAACCAGAGAATCTCTTCAAAAGCGGCTTGCAGCTCGGTCTCCATTGCGTTCGCGTCGAGGTCAATGTCGCAGTACATGCTTTGAATGTTCATCTGGTTAGGCGTGCCAGAGAGGCGGTCGTCCTTCGCGTCGTAGCTGCGGAGGTTTTCAATGAGCGCCTTTTTCAGAAGTTCGAGGACAGTCTTATAGTTCTCGGAGTTTACCGAGATTTCAAGGCTGTCCACGCCGCCGTCAGTACCCTCGACCGTGCGGACCTTGATAGTACCGTAAGTCGTCAGGTTACGCCGGAACTCCCCGAGGTCCTGCCCGTCATAGTTCTTGAGGACAAGAACGGTATTGCGGACGTCTTCCTCCATGTTGTTCACGAAGTCGGATTGCAAGAGGTTGATGGCGTCCTGCAAGGAGCGGCCGCGGCGAATGAGAGGGACTTCCTTCGGGTTGTACTTGATAGGGATAAGGGGGAATCGCTCCCAGTTCAGGGGCTGCTCGTTGCCCTTGCTGTCTTTTACCTTAACATAGGCCTGCTTCTCGGTGTCCGGCGTGAGTACGCCGTTCTCGAAGATGTAGGTCGTAACACCTTCCAGCGTGAAGAGGTCGACCTTCTTAACGATTTTCTTCTCGGTACCATAGTAGACCTCGACCGGGTAAAGGCGAAGAGCGGAGTCAAGCTCGGTATGAGCCGCATCCGCCCAAAACGGCATAATCTCGTAGCCGGGAAATACCCGGAACGTGAGCTCGCCGTTTTTATTGTAGTAGGGATAAAGCCACGAAATACCCGCGTTGAGGCACTCGACTCCCGCGCTCTTGAGAGTACGCATAAACCGCATGCCGAGTACCTTCTTGACCTCGGCCGCGTAATCGTCATTCTCGCAGGAGAAGGAAATAGGCTGACCGAGAAGGTAGTTTGCCTTCTGGTCAACGTGTTTCGCATACTGGTTATCCACAATACGGTTGTTCGGGAGATTCTCAATCACAATCAGCTTACCGTCAGGGCCGATAGCCGTGCGCTGGCGTTTGAGAATGTCATGGTCTCCAGTATAGTACCGGTCGCCGTCAATCATCTCGCGCCGTTCGCGAGAGGTCTCCCAGTCGGTAAGCTCTCTCGCGTAGAACTCAAGCTCGGTCATAGGCCTGCCGGCGCGGAGGCGCAAACTGAAAAACTCCTGCTCGATAGGCTTCTTGAATAAGGGCATTTATCGCACCTCCTTAAAAACTGAATCTCGACGGCTGGAACGCAGCGCGGACGAAGTACCTCGTATCGTCCATAGCGTGGTCGTCGGTTTTTAGCGGCCGGTCTTCGGCGGCTTTTTCGTCCCACCGATATAAACCGAACTCTCTTATACAGTCCGTGCAGCAGTCGCAAAAGAAGATGTCACCGGCGTTCAGCCGGGTAGCAACGTCGCGAATACCGTCAAGGACTCTATTGCTTGCCTGCTCGACCATGAAGCGGTCGTGCCGACGTATGACCTCGATAAACGAGGCGGCGGACGGGTCAACGATGATTTTCCGAATCGAGAGGTCTCCTGCAAGCTCTTCAATAGCCGCATAGTGCTCCTCGTCCGTTCGCTGATACCGTTCCTTGCGTCCGTCGTAGTAGTACTCTCGAACGCGGTACCATTTTCCCTCACAGAGGCCCCAGAGTCCGGCCGAAGTCGGGTTTAAGGTGCCGTAGTCGCAAGAGATAAGGTACTCCTCGTAATCGCGAGGCACAGAAGGGACTACATGATAGTCCTTATTAAACATTGTATATATCAAGCCTTCTGCGACGGTCCAGAGGCCACGGATATACCGGTCGTAGAACACGCCAGAGTACATACCCTCGTATCGGGCTTTGATTTTCTCGTCAAGGCTGAGGTTGTCGTCCATCGTAAAATGCAGGTAGAGCATATTGCGTTCCGCCGCCTTACGAATCCATTCTTTATAAAACCAGTGGCCCGGAGACTCAGGGTTGCAGTTAAACCAAAACTTAGACCCGGAGACCGAGCAGCGCGCCATAGCCTGCTCTACGAAGGAGCGGGGCATAAGGGCGACCTCATCAAAGAGGACTCCCGCCAGAGTAATGCCCTGAATAAGGGTGTAGCTGGATTCGTCCCGACCTCCAAAGAGGTAGTAAGTATTAGAGCGATTGCCGATAGTGACGACCATTTTATTCTCGCTGCGGCGCTCAGTAACCTCGAACATACCCTCAAGCCATGTGGGAATATGTACGATAACGTTACGCCGGAGCGCTTCAATCGTGCGGCCGCAGATAGCGAAGTTCAGTTTATCGAAGCTCGCCATGCTCCACATGATAAAGCCGATAGCCATTGAGACTGTCTTGCCGGAACGGATTGACCCGTCGCAGATAAGACCGTCTCTATTCTGATGTTCCGGTTTCGTCCACCAGAAGAGGGTCGCATTCTGCCGAGGACTGAAGCTCTGGTATTGCACTCAGGTCAACCTCCTTTCCAGCAGCGTGAATCGCCTCGAAGAAGTTAGTCTCCTTCGCGTCAGACGATTTAACCGCCTCGTTAGCTGTATATTTGTCAATGACGATACCCATAGCGGTAGCAAGCTGATTGACTGTCGCGGCGGCGAGCTTGTCTTCGTCTCCCATAGCCGCAAGCAGCTTGTCAATCAGTCCGCAGACGTCATTTTTCTTAGAATCCATAAAGGCCAGAACACTTGCCGTGTTCTCCTCTTTTTTATGCGAGATTTTTTGCGCGAGATTCTTATCCTCGCTCAGAATACAGCGAATCAGGTAGGGAGAAACATGATATTTCTCTGCGAGCTTTCTCTGTGACGTCCCGCCTTCGACATATTCAGCTATAATCTTTTTCCGTTGCTTATCGGTCAGCTTAGCCACGTTCGTCCCTCCCTCGTTAGTTGTTGCTAACCTCCATTCATAATAATAGACGGAGCACTGCACCGGAGGCCCGCGCAGTGCTCCATCGAGAAAAAACTCGGACAGTTTCATCCGAGTTTTTCACCATATTATTTTAACATATTTGGTTGCGGCTCAGAGTGGCCAACTCCAATTATCCCCAAGGAATAATAAAACTTTTTTATGACGACGCATGACCCAGCGATAAGCGTAATGAAGCGCAACTGCAATTTCTTCCCAGCGCATATAGTTCAGATACCGAAGCTCCATCATAAACTGGTCCGTATCGTCAAGACCACTTTCTTTTATGAGCCTGCCGATTTCCAACTCAACGGCCGCAAGCTCGTAAATCTCAGCTCGAATTTCTGACTGTAAATCGGCAATAGCACATGCTGCGTCCTCGACTTTCTTAGATGGTGTAGAAGAGAACGAGGCAACTGGCTTAATCTCAGCCGTAATAGACTCAGCCCTGCGTCGCCATTCGTCTATACGGCGTTCCTTTGCGGCAATGCGTTCTTTTATTCTATATCCTCTGTTGAGGAAGTCCTTCACCTCTTGTGGTGTCATTTTGATACCTCCTTAATTCTGGCTTTCAAAGCCTCGAGACAAGCGTTCTGCCTTATCTCCTTCGGCGCGAGTATGTCGTCTAAGACTCGGTAGTCGTAGGTGTCCTTCATCAGGATATGGTGAATCAGGACCGTTTTCTTTTGCCCCGGACGGTGCAAGCGCTTATTCGCCTGCTGGTAAAGCTCGAGACTGGTAGGAAGGCCGTACCATATCGCGATATGACCTCCTGCCTGTAAGTTCAGGCCGTGCCCCGCGCTCGCAGGGTGAGCGAGCATAATCAGAATCTTGCCCTCGTTCCAGCGAACGACCGCGCCGTCGTCTTTAATATCTACCGCTTCCGGGTACCGCTCCATAATTCTGTCGCGCTCATGCCGAAAGGCGTAGAATACCAGAACGGGTTGACCGTTCGCTTCTTCGATAAGCTGGTCTAACGCCTCGAGCTTGCAGTCGTGCAGGACTTTAACGTTGCCATTCTCGTCATAAGCCGCACCTCCCGCAGCCTGCAAGAGCTTATTCGTCAAGACCGCAGCGGTCGGCGCGTCAATGTCGCCGTCGGCAAACGGAAGAAGAGTGTCCCGCTCAAGAGTCTTATAAAGCTCCATCGCCTCTGAGGTAAGCTCAAACTCACGACGGAGAAAAAGCCGGTCCGGTAGCTGCAAGTAGTCCGCCGCGTTCATACTGATACAGAGCTTACCGATTTTCTCATAGATAAGGTCCTCCGCGCCGTCTTTCGGTTTCCATGAAAAAATGGTCGTGGCGTTCCGCTTATCCGGGACGAAGTAAGTATCGCGGTACCCTGTCAGAGTTTTGCCGAGAGCCTTACCCTCGTCAAGCAGGTACATCTCCGGCCAAAGGTCAAGCAGTCCATTCGGCGACGGCGTGCCGGTAAGACCGACAATCCGCTTGATATACTTCCGCACCTTTTTCAGAGCCCGGAAGCGCTGTGCCTTGCTGGACTTGAAGCTCGACAGCTCGTCGATAATAACCATATCGAAAGGCCACTTGCTTTTGAAGTAGTCCACAAGCCAGACGACATTCTCGCGATTGACGATATAAATATCCGCCTCCCGCTCACAAGCTGCGATACGCTCAGCCTTCGACCCGAGAATCAGCGAGAGCTTCAGGTGTTTCAGGTGGTCCCACTTCTTGACCTCAGGCGGCCATGTCTCTTTTGCCGGTTTCAGCGGAGCGATAACAAGGACCTTGCTCACGGCAAAGTAGTCGTTCAGGAGCTTGTCCGCTGCACTCAGGCTTGTTACTGTTTTCCCCATACCCATGTCCAGCAGGAGCCCCGCCTCGGGGTTGTCGAGAATGAACTTCTCCGCGAAGTCCTGATAATAGTAAGGCTTATATTCCATCGGCTTTTAGCCTCGCTTTCAAATCCTCCATATCGGAGATACGCCAAACGGTACAGCCGAGCCCCTCTAATGTCGAGATGACCTTTTTCTGCCTGATACTCAAACCGTCCCTCAGCCCCGGCCGCTTGACCTCTATAAAAATTATTCGTCCCCCCGGCAATATCGCAATTCGGTCAGGCACCCCCGGAGCTCCCGGGGACACCCACTTGTACGCTTTACCACCGAGGGACTTGATATACTCACAGAGCTTTCGCTCAAAAGTGCTTTCATACATAAAATCCCTCCTTCAGGTAGTCGAGTAGCGCGTGTAACAAAGATTCCCTATATATACATGTAATGCGAGGGGGCGACGGGATTGCGTCGAGTGTCCCTTTACTTTTTCAAAAAATGTTTTTAAGATTTTTCGACTACCAGTACTACCAAGTAGCCAAAAGCATTGATATATAAGGCTTTTTCGAGGTAGCAGAGTAGGTAGCACTTAGTTGCAAGTAGTTCTCAAAGTGCTACCTTTGTTGCAAGCGCGTTTGTACGACCTACCATCTAACGAAAAAAGTTGGCCTTTCAAGTGCTACCTTTGCTACCTTAGACCTCTTTCACGAAGCCCCTCTGCCTGCCGTAAATTGCTCCGCAGTTGACGGAGGTGGACAACCGCCAGCCCGGAATCATGCGCAGGAGCCCGATAATCTCGCGGGCCTGCGTCTGCGAATAGCTCTTCGGGTCGCCCTTGAAAAGCTCCTGCCAGACCTCAAGCGCGCAGACCTTCGTCCTCGGCACGGTGCCGTTACGCTCCTCGCCGAAGCCGCCGCTCCAGAACATGAGCCGCTTTTCGAGGTCCCAATCGTCCCAGCCCTCGGGCAGCAGGACTTCAAGGAAGTTCTCGATAAGACCGAGCTTGCCGTTCGCCTCGGTGTGGTCGGCCTGCACCTTGCGAGCCATTTCTTCGACCGCGCCGTCAAGATACCAAGTCTCGCCGGCCTCGTAGTAGGTCACGGCCTCGGCCCATATCTGGTCCACGATAGAAGCGGTCAGCTTGTCCCCGAGAGTCTTACCTGCGTCGGTAACGACGACCGGCCAGAAACGGCGGGCGCCGGTAGGGTCTCTCAGGAACTCCTCGTCATTCGTGGTGCCGAAGAAGGCGCATTGTCTCGGGTGGCATTGTGTGCGGCGAGCGTATGCCGCGCGGTAGTTGTCCTCCTGTTTGGAAACAAACTGCTTAATCTGCTCGACCTCAGCCTTACGGGTTGCGGCCATCTCGGAGAGCTCGATAATCCAAAAGCCCTGAAGCTGCTCGTAAGCGTCCTTACCAGACATGGTATAGAGCGAGTCCGAAAACCACTCTTTACCGAGCTTCTTCAAGGTCGTACTCTTGCGGCAGCCCTGAGGACCGATAAGAACGAGCATGTGGTCGTGCTTGCAGCCCGGAGATAAGATTCTCGCGGCCGCGCCGATAAGCGCCTTGCGGGTTACCGTTCTCGTGTATCGAGAGTCCTCGGCGCCGAGGTAATCGATGAAGAGCGTCTCGCAGCGTTTCTCGCCATCCCAGATAAGGCTCCGCAGGTACTCGCGTACCGGGTGCCTCGTGATGTCGGCGAGAGCAAGGTCGACGCCTTCTCGGGTCTTCGGCATGGAGTCGATTTTGTAGTCCTTCTCAAGAACGTTGTGCACACCGGCGTCGTCGGTGTCGTCCCACGAGCGCGGCTTTGCGTCAGCTTTTCTCCAAGGAAGGTCTCCGCAGACCATAGGCCGCTCCATGAACTCGTCCCAGTAGAAGGTACCCTTAAAGCGAGGGTCATTCTTCACGATGATACGGATATTCTCTACCGTGGTCGCTGCGTGTCCGGTCTTCGGGTTTACCTCAAGCTGTGAGACCCAGTTCATATCAGGAGCCTCGTCGCCCTCGCCGAAGAGCTGGACGATGTAGTCGAGCTGCTTGCTCTGCAGCTCCTTCATAACGCTCTCACAGTTGGTCTCAATCCACTTACACATATTCTTGTAGGAAGGAAGGTTATTTGCCGCGGTGTTCGCGGGTTTCCCTTCGTCGTCCTTACCGAACATGTGAATGCGAACGAGGTCGAACGCATTGCAGAGCTTGCCGCAAGTCGGGTCTGTGCTGTGGTGGCTATACGCAAAGCGGCCGTCTTCGTAGATAACAAGGCCGCCGGAGGTCGAGCCGCCTTTGTAGGTGTAGCGGCCGTTTTCACCCTTAATGTAGACGTCAGGCAGGAAGGCCTCGATTGCGTCCTCAACGGAGTAAGTGCGGCAGAACGCACCCACGATACCGTCTTTCGCGGTCGGGTCTCCCTGCTTGTCAGCGAGACGCCGAATCGTGCCGGACTTCCTGCTTGATACCGGCCACTGAGTCGGGTCTTTCCAGTCCGCGTACCTTGCGAGCTGCTCGTCAGCGTCCAACCATGGGCCGTCCTGCACCTCATAGCGGAACTCTCCGTCAGAGGAAGCGCTTGCCCAGTACATGAGCCGATGGGGCTCATAGGTGGTATCGTCGCACATGTCAATACCGATGTCGCCTGCAATCCTGCGGGCGATAGCCTCGTACTCCTCAGGAGACACAGGCCTCGAGAGAGGAAGCACAAGGCGAAGCCTCGGAGCTTTCGCCGTGTGACTGTGCGTGCTGTAGAGCACCGCAGCGCAGCCCAGAATCAGCACGACCGTAGGCCACGGGTCTTCGCCGGCCGTGATAGAGTCCATATCAAGGGTGATAAGCCGACGCTGCAGAACGGCGTCGATTTTACGGCGGCCACCTTTCAGGGTACCGCCGACAAAGCCGCCGACGTCCTTCGCGTTGTCGCGCTCTTCTTTCGGCATACGGAAGTACTCTTGCTGGGTCTCCTGCGTCCGGGTCACACGGCCGAGCTTATCAACGAACTCAGACCAGAGCATTTCTTTAGTTTTCCAGCTTGCCGAACGCCGCGAGCTACCCGTCGCAATCGTTATCAAGCCGTCGTATTGAAGAGCCGGCATTAAAAGGTACCGGCTCTCGTTACCACTCTCGTGATACCTGCGTTCTTAATCATGCGGTCGCAGATATTACACGGAGCGGGGTCAATGGTTTCATCGAGGCATGCAAGGTAAAGGGTAGCACCCCGCATTGACCGCCTCGGCGCACTGATAATCGCATTCTGCTCGGCGTGAACGGCAACGCAGGTCCCGTACTGGTCCCCGTGGCGGGCAGCATGCTCGTCGATAGGAGTGGAATGCTCTCGGCAGTAGCACTTCCCAACGTCGCAGCAGTTGGCTTCACCTCTGGGCGCGCCGTTGTAGCCGGTCGCGATGATTTCGTCGTCTGCGACAATCACGGCCCCATACTGCCTGCGAAGGCAGGTAGAACGGGCCGCGACGGCTTTTGCGATATTCAGATAGTAGTTGTCTTTGTCTATTCTCATAGTCTTACCTCCCGCTACTTCCAAAAGCTCCGGTACCACGCTCGGCAGACTCTGCATACGTGAACTCAGGGATAACGACCGGCATAATCACGAGCTGGCCAATACGGTCGCCTTTCTTGATGTCGTAACCGTCGCCCCCGACATTCGAGACGATAGCGTGGACCTCTCCGCGATAGCCGGAATCAATGGGCGGAAGCTCGCATACGATACCGCGAGCGCTCAGGCTGCTGCGAGGAAATATGTACCCCACGTAGCCGTCAGGCAGTTCCAAACCGAAGCCGAGCGGCAGCTTGTAAACCTGCCCCGGGTAGATGGTCTGGTCTCTGGGGCTGAACACATCCGCGCCTGCGTCGTTGTCATGCGCTCGTACAGGAGCAGGTCCGTTGAAGTCAATCAGTTTAATCTTCATCTCGCACCTCCTGCAATAGAATTTTAATCAAGGCGTGAATACCGCGGGCATTATCATGGCCTTGAATTTTTCCTGTCCCAGCGTAAAATTGAAAAAGTTTATCGTCGGCTTTGCGCCGGCAATGAAAATGCCCGGTAGCTTCATTTTTTAAGGCGTACTCAATATCATACTTCTCAAATTGAGATATGGCATATTGAATACGACTCGGCGTCTTAGCGATTCGGGCTTTATGATTCTCATTAGCTAAATCGCGTAAGCCATCCCATAAAGGGTCGCGTTCACTCATTCTCGCACCTCCATGCAGAGCGGAAAATCCCGCTCGAGAATATCGTGCGGCGTAAGGTCGGACGCCAGCGGAGCGCCGCAAGCCATCTTACCTTCAAGGCACTTGCCTTTCATACAGAAGGGGCCGGTCGTCTCAGGAGAGAAGAGAGCCGGAGCCAGTTCGTAAAGCTCTTCCCAAAGGCGGAGCATAACGTAGCGGGTCTCGGCGGTATTGCGCCGACAAGTTCTCTGGCTTATCATGTGCTTCCACTGATAAGGCGTCGCGCTGATAATCAGAACGTTTCTCAGGCCCTGCGGCGCCAGATAGCCGGCAGAGTCATTGTCCACGCCGTACTCGACGAGGAGCTTGTACTTCCGCATAGCGTCCTGACACTGGGAGAGGTAGGAGAAACGCATTTGGCTGTCAAGCAGCTCATAAGGGACAACGAAGTCGGCCTCATCCGAATAGTCGCTGTACTGCAATGACGCAGACATGAACTTGACCTCGTTCTGGTGCCTTGTAATCTGGGCGAGGAATCTTCTTGACGCTCCGACAATTACGGCGTTGATGACCGCGAACTTCTGAATCGTAGGGTGCGGAAGCTGGGTCATAACCTTAGCCGTTTTCTCGGTGTACTCTTTATCGTAGAGAGCGAGGAAGTCGGAGAGGTCTTTGACCGTATGCCCACGCTGCGTCAAGCGCGCGGCGCAGACCATCATCTTCTCTGCCTCGCTGATTGCAGTCGGGTTGAGGATTGCGACTTTAATTTTATCCATTGCCGTTCGCCTCCTCTTCGACCAAAGCCTTGAGCAGAAGCAGGTAGTTAATGCTGTCCGTGATTTTCTCGGTCCAGCGGTCAAGAGAGTAGCTGCGGTCATCGGTACACATATCCGAAATGGAGACGAGGTGCTTTGTCAGCATACCGAGCAGCGCCTCCTTCGGAGTGCCGTCGATAATCGCGGCGGCCTTCTTGAAGTGCGCGAGGCGGTCGATATTGCTCTCGTCTACAGCGTCAGGAGCATACTCGTGACCCTTGCCGGTAAGCAGGTGCTCGCAGACAAGAAGCTGCTCTTTGACGACCTTATTAAATACGTCTATCTTCATAGCGGTTAGTCCTTTCTATAGTATTCGCACTCATAGGCGTCAGCCTTGAGCGGTAAGCCGGTCGCCCATTCGATGGGCTCCGACATGATTTTGCTGATTTCCTCGGCGGAGCTTACGCCGATAGGTACCTCGCAGATAACTTCATCATGGACATGGAACACGACCGGAAAACCGGCGCGCTCCAAGCGGTCAATGGCGGCTGCGAGGCAGTCCCGGGCTGTAGCCTGAACGATGTTCTCCACGAGTTTCGGACCATAGGACTCGATACGACCCCAGCCGCCCGAGGATTGAATTGTACCCTCATAGGTGATACTGTCGTCGTCGATTCTGGGCTTTACGTAGCTCAGCTCACGACCGTTCGGAAGTCTCAGCTTGAGGAGAGGCCCTTGCTTGTAGAAGCCCATACCGAAAGGCAGTTTAGTAGGAGCCTTCGTCTGAATGGTCCTGCGCGCGGCGGCGTCCGTGTCCCACCACAACTTAGTGATAGCAGGATTTGCGACGCGCCAGCTATTGACAAGCGGTTTCAGCTCAGACTCTTCGAGTCCCATCTCAAGGGCACCCATAGATTTCAGAGCGCCGACACTGCCGCCGTAGCCGAGCGCAAGCTCAGCGATTTTTCCTTTCTGCCGCATAGGGTCTCCCTTTTTGACGGAGCCCTTCGGAAGGTGGAACATCTGCTCGGCGGAAGCCTCGTAGATTTTGCCGTGGGTCTTGAAAACCTCCATGCGCCACTCTTCACTTGCAAGCCACGCGATAACGCGGGCCTCGATAGCGGAGAAGTCAGACACGATGAAGCGGTAGCCGGGTCTCGGGATAAAGGCCGTGCGGATAAGCTGCGAGAGGGTCCCGGAAATGTCGTCGAAGAGCATTTCAAGGGTCTCAAGGTCTCCGGCCTCGACAAGCTGTCTTGCGGTATCGAGGTCGCGGTCCGGCATTTTGTTCTGCGGCAAGTTCTGCATTTGCACGAGGCGGCCGGCCCATCGACCGGTACGCGCCGCGCCGTAGAACTGAGTCAAGCCTCGAATGCGTCCGTCCGGGCAAGCCGTTCGGAGCATAGCGTTGTATTTTTCAGTCGAGGTCTTCGCAAGACCCGCTCTGATGTCGAGCATACGGTCTACCGCGTCGCAGTCGGCGTCAGCCCTTACGCCGGCGATACTCTTCTTGTTGAGACTCTCGACCTCGATACCCGCAGTGTCCTCAATCCAGCTTTTGAGCTGCGCGGTGCTCTTCGGGTTTTCAAGGCCCGTAAGTTCCTTAGCCTGCTCAAGAAGTCTCGCCTTGATAACGGCGTCAATCTCGACCGCGTGCTCCGCGAGGTTAAGGTCTACGCCGACGCCGCGGTCGTTGATATGCTGGTCGTGAATCCAGAGGGGCTGTTCCTTCTCATATACCGGGAAGCGAGAGAGCTTCTGCCGGATAGCCCGCTCTGAGACGACGTCCTGACGGTTGTACTCAACATAGATAGCCCAGCGGTCAGGGTCATGCTCAGGAAGGTTGCGGGTCCGGTTGCCGTTCGTCTTCGTAGGCTTACAAGGTATTGAGAAGTAACGGATAAGCGCCCGGCCGGTCTTAGACTTCTGCTTGTCTTCAGGAAGTCCGATGACTTCGCCGACAGCTTCCAAGCTACCGGGCAGACCCAACTCTCGGGCCATAACTGCGGTGCAGCTCCATTGCTCGGGCGGCGTCACACGGCCCATAAACGCGCTCAGACAAGTCCGTTCAAAAGACGCATTGAATGCTGTCTTCAAGATTTCGGGGTCATACAGAGCGTTCTGGAGCTCCTCAGGCAGGCTCTCGCCTCTGGCGAGGTCGATAACCTCGACCGGGCCGTCGTCCCAAGCGTACCCGAAGAGAAGAATCTCAAAATCGGGACTCTGAGCGTAGGCATAGACGCCGCACTTTTGCAGAGAGACCGAGCTGTAGGTCTCTATATCGATTGCTAATGTTCTCATATTGCCTCCTTCCTCCGGACGGCGTTCGCCTCAGCAAATCCGAGACGAACGCGCCGGAGCATACGCTTAACCGAGGAGGTCGTCGTTGTCATCCTCGTCTTCCCAGCCGTCGTCCCAATCGGAATCCGTAACAACACCGCCGCCCAGAGGCTCGCCGTCGTAGAGCTTCATGATACCGTTGAGGCCGGCGGAGATACCCTTGTTGCCCTGCGTGTCATACACGTAGAAGTTGATGATTGCGCGGCCGTAGCAGCCGGAGTAGAGCTCCTGCGGGTCAGTCAGCGGAGTCTTGTCCGCGTGGACGAGAACGGGCTTGTTGTTGGAGCTGACGGTGATAACATAGCAGCCTTTGCACTCTTCGCCGAACTCACCGCCGTTCGGGCGCTCACCGTCGCCGTCATGCAGCGTGCTCTTGAGGTTGGTAGGCAGCTTCTTGCCGCTGTTGCTTGCCATGAACTTCTGCTTAGCCTCGTCCATAGCGGCCTTGATTTTCTGCATGGTAGCCTTGTCGCTCTTCGGAATCAGGAGGGTAACACTGTACTTCGGCGTAGCGCCTTCCTGAACGGCGCGAGGAGTGAAGAGGTTGCAGTAGGAAAAACGGACCTTACCAGTAGTGATTTGAGTAGACATAGTATCAATCTCCTTTAATATAAATAGTTTTCATCTGAACGCCGTACTCGACGGCGAGCTCATGTGAGTCAAAATAGATGTCGATAACATTTCCCTTAACGGCGCTTCCCGTATCTTCAGCTATGTACTCGCGGCCGTCGATAATGAGGACCGTTCCGAGAGGTATCACATCGGGGTCGACCGAGACCGTGCGGTCCGCGGTCGGAATCGTGCCGCTCTTTGTTCGCTGCACGTAATCAGTACCGACCCGAGAAGGGTGTTCCGCGCTCCAGATACCGCAGCACTTAACGCAAGTGCAATAGGCGGTAGTCTTGAACTCGCCGAGCTCGATAAGCTCAGGCTCCGGCGCGGCGGTCTCGGTAATCGGCTCGGGAGCTTCTACCCGAACGGGCGAAGACTCAGGCTCATCAGGAACGGAAGCGCTCGGTCTCGTAACGAACGAGATAATCAAGGCGACAATGAGCGCCAGAATGAGGAGCCACTGGATTTTAATAAGGCGGATTCTCGCCCGCGTTCTGCGTCTTGCCACTTCCGTCATAACGAGACCTCCTTACTTATCGAACTCAGCGAGAAGCTGTTCCTCAGGCTTAAACTCAGGGCGCTTGTCCTTTGCAGGGGCCAGAGTAGGCTTGCCTTGAGGCTTGACGATAAGCTCGCCGAGCGTTTCAGCTACGGCCTTCTTACCGAAGTCCTTCTCCATCTGAGTCAGGGTAATCAGTTTGCGCTCGTAGAGCAGACTCTCGTCGTAGCCGGCGGACTTCATAGCCTCGACGACTTTCAGCTCGTCCGCGAACTTGCGGTTGCTGCGGCCCTCGACCATCTTCCAGCCGGTAACAGGCTGGCCGCTGAGCAGAGTAGAGGACACGAGACCTTCAAGGTCCGTAAGCCACGACTGAATATCTGCGGCCTTTTCAAGAATCGCACCTGCCTCTTCAGGGGTCAGGAGCATAGCGTCCGGGGCCTCGTCGAAGAGCTTGAGATTCTTGTCGGCTCTCGCTTTGCACTGAGCTTTCGCCCGGCAGAACTTGCAAACCTCTTCAGACGGGGCGAACTCGCCTTCGCCCTTATAAGCCAACTTAGCGCGGGGCTTGACATACTTCTCGGCCCACTCGAGTAGCTCCTTGACGGTGATTTCGTCGGAGCTCTGAACGCCGGAGAGGCGAGGCTGGAAAATCGTCATACGAACGGAGTCGATGTCGAAAAGTGTGTTGTACTTGAGAAGCGCACCAAGAGCGTAGAGTCTCATCTGCGGGTTACCGGTCGCCTCGACACGAACGCCCTTGCCGTACTTGAAGTCCACGATTTCGAGGACCTTGTCAGCGACGATGATACAGTCACCGGTGCCGAAGCCGTCCTTGACGTACTTCGAGAAGTCGACTCGTACCTCAAGCTCGGTAAATGCGTCCTCGCAAGACTCCTGCGCAGCTTTGGTCTTTTCAGTAACAAATCTTGCGTAGTCATTTGCGCATTCCTGCATTTCAGCGTTGTAGTAAGGGCCTTTTGCCAATTCATCACGACGATTCTCAAAGTCCATCTCAGAGACTTCGCCGAGGAAGTAGCGGGCAGTCAGCTCACAAAGCTCATGCGCTGCGGTGCCCTCTTCGGCGTACTCGCTCGTGCTCTGCGGAAATTGAAGCTCGAGCAGCGCGCTCGGGGTACACTCGAGCCAGCGGTGAGCGCCGCTTGCGGAAAGTAGTGCGTGCTTAGCCATTGACACTCACCAGCTCTTTCATAAGCGCCGGATAGTCTTCCGTGCGGCTGTCGAAGTCGGAGAGCTTCTTGCAACCGAACTTCGCAAAGATGTCAGCGAGCTCTTTCTGCTTGCCAGCTTTGGAGAGCTTCAGGGCGACGGCGCGGATGTCGGTCTTCGTGATAGGCTTGTCCTCGGTCTTAGGAGCCTCGGTCGCAGGAGCAGGGGCCTCGGTCTTAGGAGCCTCAGCCGTGGGCTCGACAGGCTTTTCCGAAGGGGAATCGAACATACTTACCTGACCGGGAATCTCGGTGTCAGGGAGCAGGGC